CGCTTCTATACAAAGTCTTTAACCGCCAACGCCACAACTGTCAATGGTTCGTATAACTTGACTTTTGCGGCTGGCACAGATTTAAGCAATGTTACAAGCCAATGGCAATTATCAGGTTATAACATTCCTCAAGATACCTATGTAGTTAGCGCCAATAACACCACCAAAGTAGTTGTAATGAGCCAAATGGCAAGCGGTGATGGCGTACAGTCAGTAGTTTGCGCTCAGACCGCTTACAACCTTCCTGATGACTTTGAAACGATTACAAATCGCACTATGTGGGATAAATCGAAACATTGGGAAATGTTGGGCGCTGAAGATGCACAACAATGGCAATGGTTAAAGTCTGGTTATATCTCTACAGGCCCACGGGTTCGTTGGAGAATATTAGATAACCAATTCTGTATTTGGCCTATTATGAATACTCAAGAGTATTTAGGATGGGAATATCGCTCAAAAGGTTGGGCAAGAGCAGCAGATGGAACAGTAAAAAATAGCTTTACTGCTGACTCAGATACCACGGTTTTAGACAATCGTGTAATGGTTTTAGCTACTAAACTCAAATACTTCCAAACCAAGTCTTTTGATACAACCGCATTAATGCAAGATTATCAGCGTTATTTATCTGTTGCTAAAGCCAATGACAAAGGTGCGCCTAATTTATCGTTTGCGCCACAACCAAGTAGAGTACTTATTGGTTACGCTAACATACCAGACACAGGCTACGGCAGTTGATTATATATGACTTCTTGTGATACACTAACTACTCCAATGTTAAATATAGGAGTAATCATGTCAAAAGGTTATGTAAGAAAAACTGATAGCTTAACCATGTCTAAAGCATTTAGAGCTTTACCATTTTGGGATAGAGTAAATGCACAATTAAAAATTAATGAAAATAATTGCCATGTTTTTACTGGAAGCAAAGATGATTGCGGATATGGAAGAATTAATAAAGATGGAAAATTAATTCGATTGCATCGTGCAGTATGGATAAAGCATTTTGGTGAAATTCCTTTAGGTAAAGTTATTATGCATAAATGTGACAATCCATCATGCATAAATATTGAACATTTACAAATTGGTACACAACTTGATAATGTGCGTGATATGTGGGCTAAAAATCGTGGCGTAAAATTATTTGGCAATTCTCACACTAAAGGCAAATCTATAAATGCTGGTGATTCTCACGCAAAATCAATATTTACTGATGAACAAGTAAAATATATGAAAAAAATGTTTTTGAAAGACAATTCTTCAAAAAGCATTTTAAAATTTGCTTCTGAATTTAATTGCAGTAAAGCAGCTATTAGGCACATTAGAAACGGCACTAGATGGGCTCATATAAAGGTTGAAGAATAATGTTGTTATCACAGCCTAAGAATTTTTCCGCAAAAACTGCGTCAGTACCTGCGCCTATTGGTGGGTGGAATGGTAGGGATTCTCTTGCTCAAATGGCCCCAACTGATGCTGTACAGATGGTTAATTGGTATCCTACCCCTACCGATGTGACTATGCGTAAGGGCTATACAAAGTCATCTACAGGCATTACAGGCGCAGTTAATACCCTAATGAATTACCCAATTACTAGCGGATATAAGCTATTTGCTGCCGCTAGTTCAAGAATCTATGATGCTACTTCATCATCTGCTACACAAGTATTTTCATCTTTATCTAGTGATAAATTGCAATATGTCAATATGACAAATACTTCAGGCAGTTATTTAATTGCTTGTAATGGCGCTGACCCCGTAACAATATATGACGGCACAAGATGGTTTACTGTAGCCACAACGACTACCGCACAGACTATTTCTAGCATTACAAGAGGTGGCGCAGGCAATTTAACCGCAACGGTAACTACCGCTTCTGCACATGGTTTAGTAACTAATAATAGAGTCACTATCTCTGGTGCTACGCCTACAGAATTTAATGGTACTTATGTTATAACAGTTACAGGAACAACTACCTTTACTTACACAATGGCAGTAGCCCCTAGTGGCAATGCTTCTGTAGTAGGAACTTACACAACTATTGGTATAACAGGTGTAAACAGCAATACATTTATTAATGTCAATTTATTTAAAAACCGCCTATATTTTACCCAAAAAGATACATTAGCTTGCTGGTATTTAGATGTTAATGCTATTGGTGGTACTGCAAACCCTCTTTATTTTGGCTCTATTGCTCGTAATGGTGGTTATTTGCAAGCAATGGGTACTTGGACATTAGATGCTGGACAAGGCGCTGATGACTATGCAGTATTTGTTACTTCAATGGGTGAAACTATCGTATATAACGGTACAGACCCCACAAGTGCTACAACTTGGGCATTAAAAGGTGTATGGCAATTAGGTCAAACATTTAATCGTAAATGCTTTTTTAAATGGTCAGGTGACTTGCTTTTGCTTACTCAAGATGGTTTAGTACCACTTGCTTCTGCATTGCAATCTAGTCGATTAGACCCCCGTGTAAACCTTACAGACAAGATTTATTATCCTATTAGCCAAGCCTGTACTAATTACTTTTCAAATTTTGGTTGGCAAATACAGTATTTTGCTAGTGAAAATATGCTGATATTAAACATTCCAGTAAGTAGCGGAATGGAACAATATGTCATGCACACCATTACAAAGTCATGGGCTAGATTTACAGGTATTCAAGCCTATTGTTGGGAAGTTTCTGGCGATAATACAATGCACTTTGGTGGTGATGGTTTTGTAGGTAATTTCTATACTGCAAGCTCAGACGCTGGTTCAAATATTACTGCTGCGGTGCAACAGGCTTATTCTTATTTTGATACCCCAGGGCAAAATAAACGCTTCACAATGGTAAGACCTATTCTTCAATCAGATGGTGGCACACCAAGCGTTTTATGCGGTTTAAGCGTGGATTTTCAACCTATTGATAATACTGGCGCTATCTCTTTTAACCCTAGTTCTCAAACTGTAGGTATTTGGGATTCTGCTAAATGGGATGCTAATAATTGGGGTGGCGGTTTAATTACCACTCGTATTTGGCAAGGTGTAACAGGTATTGGTTTTGCAGGGTCTATTAATTTGACCGCAGTAGCACAAGGAATTGAATTACATTGGGCTTCTACCGACTATGTTTTTGAGGCAGGGGGTGTACTCTGATAGTACTTAATGAACAGTCTTTAAAGGATTGGGCAATTAAACATCAAATGCCTACGCCTGAAGGCTCACATTATTTAGGACAAGTATTAAACAATGAAATTCGAGCAGTAGTTGTATATTGTGGTTTTTTTGGTAAATCTTGCATGATTCATGTAGGGTCAGTAGGGCAACATTGGGCAACCAAAGATTTTCTTAAAAAAGTCTTTGATTATCCGTTTAACACCTTGAAATTAAAGGTTATAATTGGCACAGTCGCAAGGAGTAATACGAAAGCCTTAAGACTAGACCGACACCTTGGTTTCAAAGATGTTGCCACAATTCCTGACGCACATGACGATGGGGATTTGGTCATTTTAGAAATGCGCCCAGAATATTGTAAATGGGCTTAGGAGAGAAATATGGGTGCAGGTGCAGGATTACAACCAGTAGCAAGAATGAGTGGACAAGTGCCTACAACGTCAGTTAATACTACACCTACTGGTTGGGTTTATGACCCTTATGCGGGGCAAGATGGTGGAAATCCTGTATTTAGAGATGCCAGTGGTAATGTAGTAGGTTATGGTACTGGTGATTCAGATAACAGACAATTTTTTGACCAATCAGGAAAACCAGTACAAGGCAATCAAGTACAAGTTAGTAATCAACCCACTTTTGGTTTAAATCCAGGCACAGGCCCACAACCATTGACTCCTCAACAATGGCAATCAAGTGGTTCTCCTTCATCTTATAATGCTGGGGCATCAAATCCTCAAGGCGCACCTACAAATGCGTTGCAATCATTTATTGGTAGCAATACAAACCCTTATTCTGCAAGTACTAGCCCTTATTTTCAAGCGGCCAATGCACAAGCGCAAGGCAATTTAGCTGGCGCACAACAAGCAACTCAAGCTAATCGAGTTAATCAAAATACACTTTATGGTGGTTTGCAATATCAGCAAGGCACAGATGCTAATGGTAATCCTACATGGACTGCTAATCAAACAGGTACAGACCAAACTCAAGGACTTGTAAATTCATCTTTAGCTGGTTTGCAAGCTAGTATTAATAACCCTGCTTATGGTATTAACCCTGGCGAAACATATTCAGATGCAATCATGCGTAGACTTCAGCCACAGATGGCACAGTCTAAAGAAATGCAAGATGCACAGTTAGCTAATCAAGGTATTGTCCCTGGCACTCAAGCCTATGACAATGCTATGCGTACATTTAATCAAGGTCAAAATGACCTATTAACAAGTGCTCAAATTCAAGGTATGAATACTGGATTGCAAGCACAACAGTTACAAGGCACACAGGCTGGTCAGATTAAAAACTTGACTACACCTAATCTTATTAATGCCCCTACGCAAGCTGCGGTGGCTGGCCCTGATTATATGGGTGCTATAGGCAGTCAAACTGCTGCACAAATTGCCGCAAATAACGCTGCAATCGGTCAACAAACTGCTAATACTGCTGGTTTATATGGATTAGGTTCTGCTGGTATTTTAGGTCTAGCAGCTAACCCAGGACTTGCTTCTAGCGGTTTAACTGGATTGGGTAATTTAGTTGGACAAGGTTTATCAAGTATTGGTTACAACCCGTATTCAAATATGGGTTTATCTGGAAACTTTTTAAGTGGCTACACTTATACTGACCCTTCATCTGTTGGCCCATTTATAGGTTAATTATGGCAACATATAATTCCCCTGATTACGGCAATATAACTATTCCAGATAATTTAGCTTCTGGGTATACCGTTATGCCTTATGGCCCTTATTTTAAAGAGTTAAATCCTCAATTAATTGACAATGGGAATGGAACTTACACAAATCCCTATGCTACTGATAATGCTGGTTATTCTGATGCAGCATTGTATCGTGCTCAAATGCAAGGAATTACGCCTGACCAAGCAGCAGCCGATTTAGGCGAATCTAGATTATCTAAACCCATAGATACTTGGGATGTTGATAGAAGGCGTACTGGTGGTGGTTTTGATGACTTCCTTTCAAGTTATGGTTGGATGTTACCTGCTGCAATAATTGGCGCAGGCGCTGCTAGTGGTGCGCTTGGTGCTGGTGCTGCTGCTACTGAAGGTGGAGTTGCTGGAGGAACTGCTGAGGCTACTGGTGGAATTACTGCATTTAATCCTAGTGCTGGAGCGGTTGGGTTTAATGCTGCCTCTCCTTCTGGAATAATGGCAACTCAAAGTGCCGCTGGATTAGGTGGCGCTGGCACAGGAATTATTGAAGGTTTAGCGCCTACATCAGTAGGAATGGGTGGTACTGCTGGTGCTGGTTCTTTAGCTGGAATTACTGGTAGCGAAGCTGCTGCTGGACTTGGTGGCGCAAATTTAGGTACAGGCTTAACTGCTTCTCAATTAGCACAATATGAAGCTGGAACTACACCATCTTCTATTTCTTATAGCGATATAAACAATGCTAGAAAATTAGCACAGGCTCTTACATTAAAATCTGGTTCACAATTAATTGGCTCACAATTAAATGGTGCAGCGCAAAATCTTGCCACAGGTCAAACAGGCGTAGGAAGCGCTATTCCTGCAATTATTCGTGGTAATCAAAACCCATTTTTACAAACAGCACAACAACCTATTAGAAACACATCACCAGATTTAGCACAATTAGCTAACTTATTAAAGCAGGGATAATCATGGCAGATTTAACAGAACAACAATTATTATCACAAGACCCTGAAGTTTTAGGTTTACAAAGACAACGCCAGTTAGCTAATTTGCTAACAGGGCAAGCCTTTAATGCCCCACAAGCACAAATGATTAGTGGTCATCTTGTTAAGCCTTCTGCATTGCAACAAGCATTACCAATGATTAATGCTGCTATTGGTGGATTAACTAATGCTAATTTAGATACAAAACAACAAGAATTGGCTGCTGCATTGCGTGGACAAAAAGCTGAGGCATTTAGTAAATTCCAAGAATTAATGTCTAACCCTGCAACTCGTGGTGAAGCCATGAAATATGCTGCTGGCAATCAATATTTACAGCCAATAGCGCAAGAATTAATGAAACCAAAAGATGTTGCAGAAGGTGGCAAAGTAATTATTCCTGGTTTTGGCGCAGAAGGTATTGAAGTTGGAAAAGGCAATCCTAAATATCATGCCCCAATTAGCATTGATACAGGCAATTCAACCATTTTATTAGACCCTGTTACTAAACAAAAAATTGCTGAATATCCTAAAGCACATCAGCCTATAGCAGGTCAAGTGGTTGAAACTGCTAATGGCCCAATGCTTGTAAATACTCGTACAGGTCAAGCAAGCCCTGTAATGGGTTCTAGCGGACAGCCTATTGCACCTAAATTAACCGCAGAACAAAGCAAAGATATTACTTCTATTAATCAACAATATTCAACCATTAATGGTGCTTTAGATGCCGTTAAAGCAACTCCAACTGCATTTAGCTTTAAGCGTGGAATGGCACAAGATTTACCTGCTGGCGAAACATTAGCAGGAAGAATGGATAAACCAGAAGAAGCTGCTGCAAGAGCTTATGTATTTAACAATGTGTCTGCGGTTATTAAAGAGAGAGCTGGTACTGCTCAAAGCGCTGGTGAATTGCAAAGACTTAACGCATTTATGCCAGGGCCTAAAGATAACGCACAACAAATTGAAAATAAACTTAATGGCTTTAAAACATATTTAAAAGACTTGGAAAAAGGCACTAGAGTAAACCCTAATGTGCCTATGCAATCTCAACAAGCACCATCAACACCACAAATTGACCCTAAGTTATTGCAATATATGACTCCTGAACAACGCAAATTATTTGGCGGCTAATATGGCAGACTTTACTTTAGAACAGCAACAAGCAATAGCTATAGCTGAAGCCAAAATGAAAATGGCAGAGGCTGAAAAAGCGCCTATACCTGCTTCTA